TAATAACAATAGGCAACAAAATATATCCTAGTATGTTAATTGAAAATGTTAGAGTAATTAACAAATCTAAAAGAATTAAAGTTGTTGCAAAAGAACACGGCATTAATGAAGTGCTTGTAAGCAAAAATGCTGGTATACCTGTAAATCATAATGCAGAAATGTATATAAATTATGCAAATCCAAAAAAATATAATCACATATCTGCTGACTATGTTTTAAGTTCTGAATTTGATGGAAATGCAGTTAAAGGAAAAATAGTAGTTGTAGGATTAGATGCCGCAGGATTAAGTGTTTTAAAATATACACCATTTGGATTAACAACAGATCAAGAAATTACTGCTCAAGCATTAGATACTTTATTAACAGGAAAACATTTATTACGAGTACCACAAGCAGATACATATGAAATTTTGTTTATGGGTTTACTAGGATTATTAATGATTATATTAATTCCTAGGGTGTCTGTATTATTCTCAGTTCCACTTTTAGTATTTGTGTTAGGTGGAATAAGTTATGCTTCATTTATGGCTTATGCAAATAAAGGATTTTTAATTGATCCATCTTTTGCAGTACTTTATATATTTTTAATTTGGTCACATAGCACATATAATAATTTTGCAACACAAAGCAGATTAAGAAAACAAATTAAAAAACAATTTGAACATTATTTAGACCCTGGCATGGTTAAAAAGTTACAAAAGAATCCTTCATTACTAAAATTAGGTGGCGAGACAAAAACAATGACATTTTTATTTTCAGACATAAGAGGATTTACGCCTATTAGTGAAAAGTTTAAAGACAATCCAGAAGCACTTACAAAACTTATTAATAGATTTTTAACTAGTATGACTGACATAATAATCAAAAATGGTGGAACAATAGATAAATTTATGGGTGACTGTATTATGGCATTTTGGAATGCTCCAATTGAAAATAAAAAACACAGAGAACTAGCAGTTAAAAGTGCTTTACAAATGCAAGAAGAGTTAGCATTATTAAATGTGCAATTAGTTGCTGAGGGTCTTCCTAGAATAAACATAGGAATTGGTATTAACACAGGTGAGGCTCTTGTAGGTAATATGGGATCCAAACAACGATTTGATTATTCCGTTATTGGAGACGCTGTAAATTTAGCATCTAGATTAGAATCATCAAGTAAGACACTTGGTAAGACTTTAGTAATAGGTGAAGACACTAGACACACCATTGAAACAATGTTTCCATTTGAATATATAGATAGTATTACTGTTAAAGGTAAATCAGAACCTATTAAAGTTTATACTACTTTTTATCAGTAAGTTTGTTGATTAATTCGAAAGCAACTTTAACTTTTTCTTCTAACACTTTAATACGATAGTGTGCCTGTGCTAAAGTCACAATTAACAATATAAAAGCCACAAAGATGGGCCATGCTCTAGATATCATTAACATTAAATCTGCGTCCATTATAACTATTTATAATTCTATCTACCTACGGTATAAACTTTGATTTTTTCCGTTTTACCTTTAACTGTAATACTATCGACATATTCGAACGGAAAGATATGTTCTATGCCTTTCATTGTATTCTCTGAAATTACCAAAGTTTTGCCTAACACTTTGCTTGAACTTTCTAAACGTGATGCAAGGTTAACAGGATCACCTATTACAGAATAATCAAATCTTTGATCAGAACCCATATTACCAACAAGTGCTTCTCCTGTATTGATTCCTATACCTATATTAATATTAGGTAATCCTTCTGCTGATAATTCTTCATTTAATTTTACTAATTCTGTTTGCATCTGCGACGCTGTCATTACTGCTAACATTTGATGATCTTTTACATCAAGCGGTGCATTCCAAAATGCCATAATACAATCTCCCATAAACTTATCTATTGTACCACCGTTAGCAATTACAATATTAGTCATACGTGTTAAGAATCTATTAATAAGTTTTGTTAATCCTGCCGGATTACTTTTGTATTTTTCTGAGATAGGAGTAAAGCCACGTATGTCTGAAAACATAAATGTCATTGTTTTTGTTTCGCCGCCCAATTTTAACAGTGATGGATCTTTTTGTAATTTCTTAACCATTGCTGGTGCAAGGTAATGTTCAAACTGTCTTTTGATTTGTAATTTTAATCTATTCTCTCGTGCAAAATTGTTATATATTAAGTGTCCCCAAACTAAAGTTATAATAACAATAGGTGTTAACCAATCTGTAAGATATAATTTTGCATTCCATAGATAAGCACTCGTTCCAAGTACAATAGTTAGATAAACTATAAAAGGTACAAAACTCCATAGTACACCAAGTCGTGGAATAATAACTAGGAATAGTATACCTCCTAATATAATAAATGCCCATTCCATTTTCTCTGCCCAATCAGGTCTACTAATAAATTTTTTTGATAATAATGTTTCAGTACTAATAGCCATAATTTCGTGTGTGTTTTTTAAGCCATTAGGAGTAGTAACAAATGTTGAACCTTTAAATGTAGTTCCAATAAACACAATTTTGCCTTTCATACTTGACCAATCTTTGTCAGTAAAATCTATTCGTGGAATATGGTGACGGAAATCAATCCAAATGTTATCTTTTGCTTTGGTTTCAAACTTGATAACTTTTAATATCACTTCTGGAATTGAGTTTTTCAGTGGCAGTTTTCTAATAGTACCATCTATGTCAACAGGCACATCTACATTACCTATTGCAAGTGCTTTTCGCTTAATGCTGAGTAGGTTTTTAACGTCATTTGTTTCAGTAAGGATTACAGGATATTTTGAAATCATTTTGAGGAACATCTCATCACCACCCAGCCTATCCTTATGTGCAAATACGACTTGTAAGACTACCAATGCGGCACCGTTCCTATATGCGTTAACAATCACCCTGCCAAGATAATCTCGTTTCCACGGCCACTGACCACCCTTCTTTAAAGCCTTATCAGACAGGTCTAACAGAACCAGGCTTTTTGAATCAAAATGCTGGCCAAACTTTTGATAGGAATCAAACGTGGTTAGTTTTGCAGACTGAATAGGTGTTGGATCAGTCCATTTAATGAATAAAAGTACCACCAAAGTGACACAAACCGCCCAGGTGCTTGTTAAAATTTTTGACATATTGTATTGATATTTAAGTGCATATAAAACGGTACATGAATAACATAAATATTGTGGTAAAAGGAATTTATCGAAAAAATGAGAATTTTAGCAACGATTTTAGTAAGTTTGGTTATGATCACAGGTGTAAATGCCAGTGAAATCACATTTGAATTTGGCAGTCCGTCATTTAGCGGAACTGGCAAAAGTTCACATTACTTAACAATCGAAAATATTGAAAAAACAAGAAAAGATGCTATCAAAGCCGCTGAAAAGGCCGCAAAAGAAAAAGCAGAAACAGATGCAAAAAATACTGCGATAGCGAAGTTTAAAGCAAACTTAGAATCAAGATTTTATACTGCTCTAGCAAAACAAATTACAACAAACGTATTTGGTGCTGATGGTTTACAACAAGACTCGGGCACATTTACATCACCAATTGGTGGAGAAGTTGTAACTTGGGAGACGCCTGCGAGTACTGGTAATGTTACAATTACTGTGACTGAAACAGATGGTACAGTAACAACATTTACTATGCCGAAGGAAGATTAATAATGTTTAAAAAATTAGCAATTATATTTTTAGCAACTTTATTTTTGGCAAGTTGTGCTGGAAAGCCAGACTTTGACGTAAGAACTCAAGTTCCGGCGGCAAAAACATATAAAGCAATACCTGAACTAGACGGCGATCCAGTTATAATTGCTGTATATGACTTTTTAGATATGACAGGACAAAAGAAGCCGGGCGGAAGTTTTGCTTCAATGAGTACAGCAGTTACTCAAGGTTCATATCAACTTTTAATTAAAGCATTACAAGATGCTGGAGACGGCAAATGGTTTAGAGTTGTTGAGAGAGCAAGTCTACCAAGCCTATTACAAGAAAGAAAACTTATTAGATCAACAAGACAAATGGCAGACGGAGATAATGCTGAACCATTACCGGCATTATTATTTGCTGGTGCTTATATTACAGGTGGTATAGTAGGTTACGATTCAGATACTAAATCAGGTGGAATAGGTGCAAGAATTTTAGGAATTCAAGCAAATACAAAATACAGACAAGACGTAGTTACTATTATTTTAAGATTAGTAAACGTACAGAGCGGTGAAGTAGTTATATCAACTACAATTGAAAAAACAATATTTTCAACAGGTAAAGGTGCAGACATATTCAAATATTTTGATGCTGATACAATGTTATTAGAATCAGAAGCAGGTGTGGCAAGAAATGAGCCAGTAACTTTTGCTGTAAGAAAAGCAATAGAGGCTGGTGTTGCAGAAATTATACATTCTGGTGC